AGTAATCGCTCGCCTTGCGCTTGGCTGCTGAGCGACCACGCGAGCCAGCGCCGGCTGTGGTGTTCTGGTTGCTGCCTGCTGCGCTGAACCCTTTGAGCCTGCTGAGGATGCGCTGGTACTCGGCGCCAGGCAGGTTGCCCTGAGCGTTGAGCCGGACGCCTTTCTTGTTGGGCACCAGGAACTGATCGTTGTCGATCAACCCAGCGCGGCGCAGCTGAAGCTCTGACCCTTTGGGCCGCCTATCCCCGCCCCTGGCGTTGATGCCCATGTAGCGACCGGCTGGGACGCCACCGGCCTTGCGCGTGAACTCGGAGGCATCGAAGCTCCCTTCGCCATATTGAAAGCCGACCATGGCCTGCAGGTTGTTGCGGCTGGCGTACCGGACGATCAGGCCTCGCTTGGTCCAGTTAGTCGGCCCGCCTTCGATCTTGGGCAGGATCTCGCGCTGCAGTGCTGTTCGGGTGATCTTGGCCGATTCGGTCATGGCCCGCGCTGCGATCCATTCGTATTGGCCCATGAGCCGAGCCAGCGTCACCGACAGGCGGCTTACCTCGCTGGTGTCAACCGTCAACGTGATCCCCGCCATAGCCCTTTACCTCGCGCACATGCACCACATTCTGCTGCCCCCAGAGCTGACAGCCCAGCCACCAAGCGGACCAGTGACTGCGGGCCATGATCCGGTGGTCGGCGGTGCGGCCGCGGTGGTGCTCGACCAAGATCCAGTAGGGGCTCAGGGTTGAGTGCATCGCAGGTAGCGCGCCCATTGCTCCAGGGTCAGGACCACGCGCCAGGTGCCGCCCCGGAAGCGGATCAGCGAGGCGGCATGGGCAGTCTGGGCGTTGATGCGCTGCTGCTCAGCCTCCTTCGGCTTGACCCTGGCCGCGGCGGCGGTGTCGGCCCAGTTGGCCACCTGCACCACGTGACCGGGGATGCCGTCTAGGTCGCCGGTGTCGTCAATGCGGCCGGCGCCTAGCTTGCGCCGCACCGGCACCCCCAGCATGTCGGTGAGGATCGCCGCGGCCTCTAGCTCGCCGCGGTCGCCCTTTTTCTTCGGGGGGTTTGCCATGCGGTCAGGCTACGGGGCGCTGGTGGTCATCCCATTGCATCCAAATCAAACAGGTCCGACTGATCCGGTGCGCGAGTGTCTTCCACGGCGATCTCCATGTTCTTGATCGCTTGCTTGAAGTAGGACTCCTTCAGCTCGATGCCGATGCCACGGCGACCCAGAGAAACGGCCCCGTAGACCTCGCTGCCGACACCCATGAACGGGGTAAGCACCGTCTCGCCAAAGTTGGACCGCAGGCAGATGGCGCGGTCGATCACGTCCAGCTGCAGCGGGTGGACGTGCTTCTCGTCGTCTGGATCCTTGCCATCACGGAACGGCAGCACCCGACCCATGTTGATGTCATCCCAGACGGAGGAGGCGTAGCGGCGCCATATCCAGTGGCTGAAACGGTTTTCGGTCTGCTTCCCTCTCCACCCCTTGTATCGGTGCAGTTCCTGCGGGATCGGGCACTCACCGGCGTAGTGATCAAGCCCGGTAGGGTGTGCGATCGGGATCTGATTCTCACCGCTGCGCCGGAAGATTAGCAGGTAATCGGCTGATGCGACCCCTGCAAAGGCGGCATCATCAACGATGGTCTTGTGGGCAAGGTTCTTCACCATGGTGCGGTTCCGTACCCACAGCGGCTCTTTCCAGATGGTGTGGCGGGCGACGTAGTGCCAGCCCTCCCGCTCGTGGAGCGCAATGATCTTCCCCGGCAAGTCCATCAGCGCATCTTGGCCGCTGTTGCCAGTCGGGATGTCGGTGCAGTGAACAGCCGTCAGACGCCCCGGCAAGGTCAGCCGGTGCAGTTCGGATACCACGAAACCGTAATGAACAAAGAACTGCTCGTAGTCGGTGCAGTTGCTTATGTCGCGCTCGTTGGAGCTGTAGACGTAGAGACCGGCGAACGGTGGCGAGTAGATCGAGAAGTGGACTGAAGCGCTGGGGAGGTCTCGCATGACCTCGATGCAATCTCCGTTGTAGATGGCGTAACGGTCGGTGAGGACATCCATGAGGGGATAGCGATGGGTTGTGATCGGTAGCTGGACTTGGTGATGGCCAGTGAATTGTTCATCTCGGAAACCAGGCTGGCGAACATCCGCTCGGCCTGGCCCCGCTTCCGCTGAAGGTTCTCCATGATCCGGCGCTCGCCCTCAGTGAGGATGATGTCAACGGTCACAGGGTTCTTCTGCCCGAACCGCCAGCAGCGTCGGACGGATTGGTAATACTGCTCAAAGCTGTGGGACGGGAAGTAGGCGATGTGGCTGCACTGCTGGAAGTTCAAACCCCATGCACCAATCTTCGGCTTCGTGATCAGCACCCTGGATCGCCCCTCGGCAAAGTCAATCAGCCGGGCTTCCTTCACGTCGTCACGGTCGGAGCCTGACACTTGAATGGCGTCAGGGATCAGCTGCTGGAGCAAGTTACCTTCCTCGTTGAGATGGCACCACACCAGGGCCGGTTGACCAGTGTTGCCAACCATGTCGGCCACCTTCTCACAGCGCTCCTGGACGGTGCGCTTCTTCTCGGCCCGCTGTTCCCGCAGGTCGGTGGCAGGCATGGAGAACAGCATTCCCTCGGGGACGGTGCTGGTCTCAATCAGGTGGTCGATCTCGTTCAGCGGCGGCAGGATGAACCGGCCATCGTCGAAGCCAAGATCTGACGGGCGGCGGCAGGCCCTGGCCCAGCTGGTGACCCACCGCCAGAACGGCTGTTCGGCGTGGCCCTTAAATCGCCACTTCGGAGCCTCCCCGTACATGCGCCGGCTGGTCAGGTTGCTCTGGTCGTTTTTGAAAAACCGCGCCAGCATGTCCATATAGCCCATGTATCCGAGAGCCTCGCTGCTGGTACCCAGCTCAATAAAGTCGTTCGGCGCGGCGGTGGCGGTGGCCAGCAACCGGTAAGGCACCTTGCGCATGAATTCGGTGATCTGACTGCGGCGGGCACCGTCGAAGCTCTTAAGGATGCTTGACTCATCGCAGACCACCCCCGCAAAGTCGGCGGCGGTGAAGTGTTCCAGCCGCTCGTAGTTGGTGATCGCGATCCTGCTGTTGATAGCGCCATCCGATGAGCGGGCGCATTCAATGCCGAACTTCTCACCCTCGCGGATGGACTGAGCGGCAACGGCCAGCGGCGTTAGGATCAGCACCGGGCGATCGGTGTAGCGGACCACGTTTTCAGCCCAAGTAAGCTGCATGGCAGTTTTACCTAGTCCGCAATCCGCAAAGATTGCAGCGCGGCCCTTTTTGATCGCCCAACCGACTAGCGATTGTTGAAAATCAAACAAGGCATCAGGCATCCAAACCGGCTCAAAACCATGGGCGGCTCCGGCATGGCTCTTTTGATCCAGAAAATCGGAGTAGCTCATGACTGCGTCCCCTCCCCCAGCGACGCCAGGAAGTCGCGAACCACGTCACGGCCCGCTGGCGTGTCCAGATCGGCGGCCCGAGCTTCGGCCAGGGTTGGCGGGGGCGGCAGGGGGCTGTGGAGGTTGTTGGCGATGGCTTCTAGTCGCTCCAACTTGACTACTGCCATAGGTCTGGGGTCGTAGCCCTTCCCGGCTTGCTTCATCGCCTCCCGCTGGGAAGCGGCAAGGGCGCGGCGAAGGTCACCGCGCGAAATCGTGATCGTAGTGCTTGTGATGGCATTTAAAGCAGCATCCAGCGCTGTCCGCGCCTCCGGTGTCAGCTCCGGAAACTCTTCGTGGCTCATGGCTCAACCCCCTGCAACAAAAACGCCGTGGCATCCTGCAGCGTCAAAGGGCGCCCGCCCAATTGCTCATGGGCGATGAGCTCGGCGGCCAAATGTTCAAGGATGGCCAGGACGGTGGGGCGAATCCAGCTGCCGGGGCTGTTATCAACAGTTTCACATTCGACAATGGCGATAGTTGCCGTGCTCACCAGTCTATCGGTGAGGGTGTCCTGGGTGGTGTCGGAGACGCTCATGGCTTCTTGGGGGGCGTGACGGTCCAGAAAGCCTTCTCGCCCTTGGTCTTGACTGCGGTTCCATTGGCTTTGGCAGCCTCTTTGGCGGCGCTGATCTGTTCCTCCAGTTGTGTGATTGGCTCGGGGTATTCGTAGCTGGTCCTTCCGTCCGAATGGGAGAACGACCATCCGGCGTGCTTAAAGCCGCCTTGGTCGATCTCGCCGGCAGCGACCAGCTCGTCGAGGCGGGCAAGCAGGGCGGCATCACGGGCTTGGAGCCAGGTGATGGTTTTGCGGCTTTGGATCAGGGTGTCAAGCACCTGATCGGCGCTCAGGCCCTGAAGATCAAGAATCTGGAAGCCCTTAGCCATGGCTGATCACCACAGCAAAGAACACGGCGAAAGCCAGTCCTAACGCCCAATCGCCTAGCTGGGCCTGGCGTTTCGGGCTGAAGCAGTGTCGGGGAATCATGGGTGCGCGGGAAGAGGGGGCACAGCCAGACCTTAGCCTCTCGCTAAGGGGGTGTGCGTGCTGGGCGTTACAAAGTGAAACCCGGCTCATGCCGCCGGGCTTTCCAGGCGGCCCAGGCCCCAGCCCACGCCAGCAGGCACTCCTGGCGGCTGTAGAGGGGGCTGAAGGTGGTTCGGCCAGGGCGGCACCAGATGGCCTGGCCGGCGTCGTACAGGTGCCCCCAGGTGGCATCCAGGGCCATGTAGCCGCCGATCTGCGCCCGGGTGTCGTAGGTCGATCCGTTCTCACCCAGGCTCTTGAGGTCGGCCAGGATGCGCCGGCCCTGCTCGTCGATATAGGCGGTGTCAAAGGTGCCGGCAACCTTGCGGGCCAGGCAGCAGGTTGGGCGCTCGCTGGCGATCACATCGACTTGGCTCCATCGCTCATGGGTGACGAGGGGTTGGATCCAGTCGGCGTAATCGCCCTGCAGCAGCCCAGCAAGCTCCATCAGCACGGATCGATCAGCGGCCACGGTCATGCCGTCGTCAATGTCCCGGCATGGCAGCCGCAAGAGCAGCTCCAGTGCCCTGTGGCAGCTGTTGCCCCTAGGCGACCAGACAGGGCGGGTGGCTTCGATGCGATCCATGGCGTAGTCGGACTTCAGGCAGCCGATCACGCCGGTGACGCTCACGGGGAACTCCACCTCGCCCAGCCAGTAGCGGTGCTCAGGGTCTCGCCGGTGCAGGCCGGCGATGGGTGGAAGCCAGGTGGTTGGGGTGGGCATGGGTGGTGGGGAGGTGTGGGACTCATGGGCCGTTACTGGGATTCCGGCTACGGGTTGGGAGGCTGAGGGGGGGGGTAATACCTGAGGGCGGGAAATCGGGAATTTTTGGCGACTCGGCTACTGCCGCAATGGATCTCAGGGGCAATGAGCCGGGAATCGGCCGGGAACAGCGGGAATCCAGGGAGGCAGGCCAGGAAATGCCTGTTCCACTGCTGATCCTGATTCCCGCCCAGATTCCCTCGATTCCCGCAAAATTCCCGATCCCCAATCCCTGAGATCCACTGCAGCGCAATCTATTAGAAAGAAAAAATCTTGATTCTTTCTCTCTTTAGAGGGGGAGACAGTGGCATGGTTTGGCGCGGTGGTCATGCCCATGGCTTGGCCACTCCCTGGCTGATCAGTGCCAGTGCCTTTCGGCCCTTGTCGGTCAGCCGCCAGGCGGTGCCGTCCTTGCGAACTAGGCCCCGCTTGCGCAGCCACGTCAGGTTGTTGCGGACCGTGCTTTCGCTTGTCCCAAACAGCTCGGTGACGATGAGATGCGTCTGGGTGGGCACTCCGGCCTTAGTCCGAAGCTCAATGCAATCGAGGATGGCGCTGCGGGCGTTGCCGGTGATCTCACCTTTCGTCACCTCGAAACCGTCCTCGGTCAACCGGTAGCTGAACTCTCTCGACTGGCTGCCGCGGAGCTTGTGGACGCTCCACTCGTTGACGGGGCCGCGCTCGCTGACCACCCGGGTGAGCTGGTGGACGGCGCTGGGAATCTGGTTGATGTTCTGGCTGCCAGCGGCGGCCTGCAGGCCCTTCCCGGCCGCCTTGCCGCCCGCAGGGTGGTGAAGCCACAGCAGCGAGCAATGGCGGCCCACCAGGGCCTGCATGAAGCGCATCAGCGTGCCAACGGGGCCAATGCCGAAATTGATGCCAGCCAGCTCCAGCACCGCCTTTAGGCTGTCGATCACCACCAGGGCATAGCCACCGGTCTCCAGCTCCTCTTTGAGCTCCAGCAGGCCCCGGGGCGAGCACGCCCAGGCCGGCAGCTTGTCGCTGCCCTCGGCGGTCCAGATGGTGAAGCCACAAATCACCTCGGGGTCGTCGGCCGCCCCCAGGTCCTCGAGGTATTCGGCCACCATGGCGCGGGCGCCTTCGCCGCCATCGCTGCCGATCCACAGGACTCGGCCGGTGCGGTCTGGCGCGATCTCCTGATCCAGGAACGGCGTGCACTTGATGATCGCCACACCCATGGCAGCCGCGGCCAAGGTTTTCCCTGCTCCACCGGCACCGAACAGCAGGTGATCACGGCGCCACAGCAGGAACCCGGGCAGCAGGTCTTCGGCTGGCGAGTCGAGGGGATCTTTGATTGATCGGCCGCGGCGTGCGCCGGTGTGCCCCACCTGCAGCGGCAGGCCCCAGCGTTCCGCCAGGGCGTACATCAGGCGATCGTCGATTGCGTCACCACGCACCCCGAGGTTCCACAACTCGGCGCGGGTGGCCTGCTGCTTGGCCCATGGGTCTGTCGGGTCGAGGTGGTGGTCCAGCAGTTGATCCAGCAGCGCCTGGATCAGTTCGTCGCGGGGGATCTCCTCGCTTTGCTCAGCGTCCCCGCTGTCGTCCCCCTGGGGCTGCCTGCTGCGCTGCTGCTGACGCTCCTCCCGTGGCCGCCGGTAGCGGTAGCCGGTCCGTTCGGCGTAATGGTGCAGCGTGCCGATCGTTACGCCGCTGCCCTTGAAGCTCAGCCACTTCCGCAGGCACACCTCCTCGTCGAACTTGGAACTGCTCTTGCTCCAGTGAACCCAGTCGTGGATCAGGCTGCCATCGACGGAATGCAACGCCATCCCGACCGCCAACCAGGCGTCGTAGTTGTCGGCGTCGGCAGCGGGGATGTGCTTCAGCAGCTCCAGTGCCCGAGGGATGTCGGCCGAGGTGCTGGGCCGATGCTCAGCGCAGACCGGTTCGGTCTGCGACTTCATCAGCGGCGCCAGCAACCACTCCGGCGCGTCGGCCACCTGCATGTCGGCGGGCGATCGGCCCTTGATCCACTCGTATCCGTTCGTGTCGGGGTGCTCTCCGGCGATGATCGACTGATGGCCGCCGCCGCGGATCTCCAGAACCGTTCGACCGTCAGGCGCGTTGAAGAACCGCCGGCCTCGGAGGTAGGGCCATGAGTCGGCGGGCACGCGAAAAGCCATCTGGCGCCGATTCGGCCGCCCGCTGGTCCAGGTGACAGTTCGCGGCAGCTTGTCCCAGGTCTTGCCGTAGACCTCCTCAAACATGCCGGTGGAGCCATCGCCATCGAAGTCCACGGCGATCACGCCCGAGGGCTCACCCAGCACCAGCCCGACGGCCCGCACGTGGGGCGATTCGACCAGCTCGGCGATCCCGTCGGCGTCGTAGGTGTGCTGGCCCCATTCCTCCATGAGGGCGCCCGTTTCCGGGTTGATGGGCCGTTTTCGGCCATCGCAGGGGATCAGGCGCCAATCGGCGTCCACCTGCTGGAGTTCCGCCAGGAGCTCAGGGTTGGCGGCCATCACTTCTGCGCTTCTGGCTGGGAAGCCTGAGCCACTGGATCCGCCGCCATCGCCTGCTCCAGCGCCAGCTGGATCACGGTGGCGACAGGGATGCCGCGCTGCTGCCGCTGGCGGTCTAGCCACTGGCGCTGGGCCTCAGTGGGGCGGAATTGAACGGGGTGACGGGCGTGGCGGGTCATGGCCTAGTTCGGGGTTCTCGGCCACTGTAGCCGGATCCCTTGCGGATCTGCTACGGTTCTGGGGGTCAACGCACCAGCCCCCCCGCCATGCCCTAACACCCCCGCCCACCGGGGCGCAACCCGGCCAACCCCTGCCAGCCGGCCGCCCTGCCCGATAGCGAGGCAGGGCGGTCGCACACCCTTCGCCGCAGCTCAAGCGCGGCACCGCAGGCTTGGCGAGGCGTGGTCAGTCTGGGCCGGAAACGGCTAGGCACCGCAGGCGAGGCAGGGCTTGTCCCGGCTAGCCGAGGCATAGCGCAGCAACAACCGGGGCAGGCAACTGCCCCATTTCCCTCACAGTTCTTTTGCTTTTTCAACAATGGCTGAGTATCGCTTTCGTGAGCACCGTTCTGATACTGGGGGCCTAAGCGCCCAGGTCATCGGCGAGGCATTGGCCGACATCGAGGACCGGCATGGGGTCATTGACCCCAACACGGTCGTTGATGAATCAAGGCCTGAGGATGCACCACTGCACCCCGTCTTTGAGTGGTGCGATGAGATAGCCGCTGAGAAGTGGCGCGTCGAGCAGGCTCGCCGCGTTGTGCGCTGCGTGGAGGTTGTCATTGACAAGCGCCACGATTCCACGCAACCCGCGCAGATTGCCTATGTCAACATTCCGTCCCAGAAGGGTTATCTCAGCCATGGCCGGGTGACTCGCTCCGTGGAGCTTTACCAGGAAGCTGAGTCTTTGTTCTTGGCTCGGCTGATCAGCGCTCAGCAGCAGCTGGAGCGGATCAGAGCGCTTTCTCCCTTTGATCACCGGCCACGTATGGAAGAGGCTGCCGACCACCTGGAGAAGGCCAAGCAGCTGGTGGCGGCCGGTCGCACCTGACCCCCCAGGGCATGGCCGGCCCACCCTGGCCGATCACCCGCGCTCCTAGGTGATGCCGACCACTGCCCGGCCCAGGCGGTGGGTCGTAACGGCCTCTCCCACGAACATGGACCCATCGAGGTCAGCTGCTGGTGCCAGGAGTCATCCGAGGAGCAGCTGTAAGCGCGGCGCCTGTAAGTCCCTGACCTTTTTCATTCTCACCAATCGCTCAGACCCCCATGTCTGATTCCCCGCCCCCCGAAACCCTGGCCTGGCTGCGCCACGCCGCAAGCTGCGGCCAGCGTGATGCGCAGCTGACGTTGCACATCCTGGAGCGCCTGGAGGCGCTGGAGGCCCCGCAGCGGCAACCGCATCAGGACAAGCTCGACAGGCTGATTGAGCAGGACCGCGGCGACGACGACGATCTGCGAACGCTCCACGGTATCGCCTTGGACATGGTTAAAACCCTGCCGATCCTGCCGGAGATCAAGCGCACCCTGTGTCAAGCGATCAGGGAACCGATGGAGCAGCCCACCCCCGAGGTCGCCCCGGTGGCCACGGATAAGGAGCTGTGCCGCGCCTTCAACAGCACTTCAGAGTACGGCTTTGAGCCTGCCCTCCGCGCCGTCTACAACCTCGACCGCCAGCACGGCGCCGCCCAGCCCCCAGCTGCCCAGCCCACCCCGGTGGCCGCCGGCTGCTCCGCCCTTGATGCAAGGGTGTGGGCTTACATAGGCACGCAGGCGATGCGTGGCGACCCCGCGGCGGCTGTCCTGATTGACCTGCTCAACGAACCATCAGCCCCCCAGCCCGCCCCGCCGGCCGCGCCTGTTGCAGTCGATGCACGCGATCCAGAGTGTGTCGAGCGCTGGCCTGATTGCCACAGCGAAGGCTACGACTCGCGCTGCTGCCGGTTTCCTAAAAGCTGCAGTTGTGGCGGTGAGCCACCAGCCCCCCAGCCCGCCCCACCGGCCGCGCCTGCCGGGGGGTTGGTGGCGAGGGTAGAAGCCCGCGCCGGGGGTGATGGCCGCGCCGCAATCCGCGAGGTGGCGGCGTGGTTGCGGGAATTGCGCCCCAGAAAGAAAGACTGCTATCACGCCGCGCTCAGCCTGGAGCAGGAGACCGACCAATGACCACCCACACCCTCTACGACGGCCCCGCCGGCACCGGCCGCCTGGTGATCGCCCACACCCTCTACGACGGCCCCGCCGGCACCGGCCGCCTGGTGATCGCCGCCAGGTCTGGCTTCAGAGTTACCACGTTTGCTCCTTGCGCGCAGCGGCTGGTCCAATTCACTCGCTGGGGCAAGAACAGAAAGATGTTGGACCAGTGCGCGGCCTGGATGCCCACGCTGGAGGCCTGGGATCAAGGCCGCTGGCACCCGATCGGCAGCCGGCTGGTCCCGCCAGCCGTGCTGGCCGAGGTTGAAGCCTGGCTGCGGGGCGGGCCGGTTGGCGAGCTTGAAACCACTACTGCCCCGAGGCCGACATGATTGAAATCAACTGCTACGGCGGCCGAATCGGCCGGTTTTGGTGGGAGAACTCTGATCGCGGCGGGATCTTCCTGCGCTGCGGCCAGTTCGGCACCAAACTGAGCCCTGGCCGTTGCGGCTGGGATGAGGCCTGGCCAGAGCAGCACAGTTGGCCGGTGAGCCCATGGGGGAAGGGTGATGCAGTGGACGAACACTGGCGAGACTTTGCGGTCTTTGAGCCGTGGTTTGATCGTCAAGTGGAAACCCGCAAGCTAGACCTAGACCTAAACATTACAGAGAAGATTGAGATTTATTCACTGCTCTGCGATGTGTTTAATGCTGGCATTGATGCCGGCCGCAACCCGTGGAGCTGGGCCCATCGTGTTGAGCAACAGCAAACCCGATTTTCCATGGAGGCAGCAAAGTGAACAGTGACTTTCGCGCCTTGTGTGCTGCTATGTCGTCATGGTGGGGCCTGTTGGCCCTCCCTGAATGGGCAAGGCCACAGGATCAGGCAGAGTTTGACGAGCTGGGGCGGCAGGCCCGCGCCGCCCTGGCGGCTGAGCCGGCTGAGCCGGCGGGGGAGGTGCCGAGTGAGCGAGATGTTGCCGAATGGATCAACAGCCTGCCCCTTTGGCACGGTGCATCAAGGGATGAGCTGTCAGGAATCGTGTTGCGAGCCCTCGCCCGCTGGGGCCGCCCCGCCACCCCGCCAGCGCCGGAGGTGGGGGAGGTAGGGGAGGTGGCGGCGTGGCTGGAAAACCACGCCGCGCACCTGCGGAAAATGCAGGAGATCGGGGCGTGGCCCGAGACTGAACTGCAGGAGATGTTGGACCGCGCCGCCACCCTGCTGCAGCAGCAAGCCGCACCCGCCCCGGAGGTGGTGCCGGTGGCGGTGAGTGAGCGGCCATGGGAGCGGCCTGGCTGGCTTGACCGGGAGGGGCGCTGCTGGTTCCTGTCCTCACGGTTTTCCACATGGTCCCTGGATTCTCCGCCCGTTGCGCTAACCCGTGGCATTGGGCGCTGCCTTTCACTCCCCGTCCACGCCATCCCGCTGCCCCAGGCCGGGGAGGGGGAGGCGTGAGCCAGCAAAACACCTACCAAGCCACAGCAGCGGCAACACCAATCCAGTTGCCTCGCTGGGTATGGATCCCAGCCCGATCTGGATCTCTCCCCGGCTACTGGGCACCCTGCGCGTACACCCGATGAGCACCCTCACCCCACCCCTTGAGGAATCCAATGCCTGAATGTTTCCCCGACATGCCCCGCTACACCTGGAAGCGCCAGGATGGTTCCTGGTACGGCGCCGAGCTGCAGGGAACCGTGCAAACCGTGCAGGAGGGGCAATGATTGACCACACCATCCTCGACGACGCCATCTGCACTTTTCTGCGGTTCTCCTGCGGCCATGCAACCAACAACCAAGCACTGATTGATCTGGCTGGCGGCAAGTGGCGGACCGTTGACGCACGGATGCAAGCCATGCGCAAATCTGGGCGGATCCGCTGGCACGGGCGATCACTC